TATATCTCAGCGATCTGTGCGTGAGACTTCATCAGCTTTGGTGTTTTGCTGAACGCGGACTTGGTAGCGACGAAGAATTTGCCATCTGCCGGGTCTGGTCCGAAGACCACACTTGGCGCACCATCCCATTTGGTGGTCACGTGCAGGGCTTTCGAGACACCACCACCAATGAGCATATGCCGAAACTGCCGCAATACCTCAATCGCCCGTTGCATCCCTGCGACGCCATCGTCAAGCATGAGGTCTTCCAAATGTTGTAAATGCCGTAGCTTCCCGTCGCTGCCTTCGTTGAGGTGTGTGAGAAAAGATTTCATTGTATCGGCCCCAATTGCAGCGTCCGGTAGATGTCTCGTTGTGTGTCCATAATACGATACCACCCTTGAATTTTCTTGCGCAGCAATAACATTGCCGGATGCTTCGGTGTCTCGCCAAAGGCGAAGGCAAACAACGGATAGGTGGCGTTGATTAGTTCGTGATTAAATTTTTTCATCTGCGCGAATGCTTCCCGATATCGCAATGTGGGAAACCAGATTATCATCTCCAACGCGATATCATGCGCATACGCTTCGATCTCATCAAAATCCCCAAGATATACCTGTTGATCCCACAGGTCTTCATCATCTGCCGTCGGTATAAATTTCTGCGAGGAGGCGGCGTCAGGGCGATGGTTGTTCTGGTGACGATGCGCCAATTCATGCATGAGGTATGACCAAAAATAGAAGTGTCGCCGCTGCCAGTCCGCCGCATTAACTCCACAACGATGCCCCTGCGGATGGACATGCCACTCAAGATGTATATCAACGTACCGTCGCGGCCGCGTCTTGGTGCGCGTCGGCCACCACTGGGCGGTTAGTTGCAAACCGCTAGCGTCGACCTCTGTATCTTCCACCAACACATTGATCACCTTGAATGGTAACGTGACCTCATTCAGCCGATTCAGGAATGGCGTAATGGACATGGTTTGTCCCCCGTATCGTTGCTGCGACCCTGGGGACAAAACGCTTTCCACGGCTTCACGCATTATCAATGCGTCGTCGGTAATCTTTTTGTGGAGCGCAAGTAGTTGCACAAACGACCCCTCCCCATATATTTAGGGAGAACCCGTCTCATCCAGGCCGCCTGAGCGTAATGGGGCAAGTGGTCGTCGTGGCATACGAGAAGCGCCACTAAACATTGAATTGAAGGGCGCCGCCGAGTCGGCAGCTGTACCGAGCGAGATACCGTGGACTGCGGTTGCACTAGGATTGTACAACATCATCCGCGAGGTATCGATGCCGAGCAGAAACTTCTCAAACGAATTGCGTTTGCCATACCGATTCTTCAATGTGTACACTTGAATCTGATTGCTTTGTTCTAGTTCCTCCGTTGTGGTCAAGGCGACAATGAAGTCTGCGGTCTGCGCGATGGCGAAACTCTCGCTGATCTTATCCAGCCCGGGATCAGACTCTCCATGTCCTGTACGATTGAACTGTGCTGCGGTAAAGATGGGCAGGTTGTGTTCAACCGCTAGCCCGCGCAACTCTTCCGCGATAGACTTGTTGTAGGTATACGAGTTCACCGAGTTACCCATCTTGACCCGTGCGGAAGAACAGATGGACAGATAATCAATGAACAGAATGTCTGGCGTGAAGTTCTGTTTCCCCTTGAGTTCCTGTAGCAACGAACGGAAGTGCCCTGCGTGTGCGGCGCCTGTCGGGTACTCCTTGATAATCAACTTCCCCGTGGAAGTCGCCCGCAGCCCCTCAATCTTTCTGGTGTACTGACTGTGTGAGAGCGCCACAACATCGTCCATCGGCACATTCATCATGTTCGCATCGATACGTTCTGCAATGCGTTCTTCCGCCATCTCCAATGTGATGTAGAGAACATTCTTACTCATCCGCAAACACGCGGCCGCCATATGGACGAGAAACAAGGACTTACCCACATTCGTTCCGGCAAGTACGCAGTTCAATGTCTTTGTGGGAACACCACCCTTGGTCATGCCATTGAACACTTCAAGGTCAAATGGAATGCGCGACTCCGCACGATGGTAAAACTCATACCGCGTTTCGGCATCACCAAAGAAGTCGTGCCCCACATGCGTATCGAAACTAACTGTCAACGCATCCCGCAGCAAGTCTGGAATGCCGTGCGGTGTTTCGTTGGGGTCGTCAAGCATTGCAACACTCTTCCGCAAAGCTACATACAACGCCCGCTCTTGACAATACTTCTCGGCTTGTTCAAGCAGATAGTCATGTTGCGACGGCTCCATCGCATCCATCTGTTCGATTTCATTAAGCGTCTCGGATGTTGCCTTGACCTCGCGTTCCGACAGCGTGCGTATATCATCGAGCCCCAGACGCAACGCGGCGAATGACGGAACAGAGTGATACTTATTGTAGAACTCCCCAAAAAGCGCATAGATAGTCGCGCATGGTTGGGACTCGAAATATTCGTCTTTGAGATACGGGGCGATCTGTTCTGCCAACTCTGGTGTGGACATCACGTGCCGCAAAATTGTATGTTCCAACAACACAGCCATCAATGAATGCCTTTCGTCTCCGACTTCAAGAGCGAGTCAAAATTCGTGGTTGAGATAAAATGCAGCCACGCCAAAAGTATTTCGGAACAGTATGAATCAAATGCGGCGTCGGGGTCGAAGTCTTGCGGCCCTTCATGCACCGTCGTCTCGAATTGTGTCGGCACCATGCCGTTTTCCATTCGTTCTTTCATGACCGTGAACTTCTTGAAGGAGAACGTGACCCCCTTATACGGTCCACAAATAATTTGTAATCCAAGAATCGCATCCCCCTCCGTGACGGGAATTAAACGAGGCATAATGTCATTTAGAATATTATCTTTTCTACTCATCCTCAAGCTCCAGTTCATCGTCCGTAATCTGTCCGCCTGTTGAACCATACAGAAAATGGTCTTTGATGTAAATCTCCACCGCGTCGAGAATATCTTTCGTGAAATACTTCTCAGGATTTCGCACAATCGCTTTCTCAAAAACTTTTGTGCCGTCGGGGAACTCATACCGCGTCGAGACTTTTTTCACGCAGCCCTGGGCGATTGCCATGGCTAACAGCCCATAATAACGGTCGAGCCCACCATCGAAGAGAATGCGCGTTTCCACCGACGTCTCTTCTTTGGTCAGCCGCGACTTCATCATCCGCGCCTTGACGATGTTGCCGACGATTGATTTGTCAGCGGCGCGGTCTTTCTTCTTGGACAAGAACACGATGATGTCCGCCGCATACTTGGCACCCTGCCCTCCAGCCATCTCCTTCGTTGGAAAATATGAGCCGATGACGGAGTACACGTGATTGGTCACAATCAACGGCACCTTCGCCTTGGCCAGCTTCAAACGCAGCACACGGAACGCGGCCTTGATCAATGTCGCCTTGGACATGTCGCGCACATCCTTCTCGTTCGCCATGTCCTCCGTTTCCTTCTTTGATGGCAGCGCGGACAGACTATCCAAGACCATCAGCAGCGGAAACCGTTTCTCCTCCGGCAACTGCATGTACGCATCGAGCGTCTTGTAGGCGACATGTCGAAACTTCTCAATACTGTCGGGTTCTGACTTCGCGAGACGTGTGATATCAATTCCTCGTGTGGTCAGCATCTCATTGGTGACAGCACTCTCGGTGTCAAAATAAAATACATGCCCATCTTTGTTATCAGTCAAAAAACTCTTGACGATACCCAAGGCAAAGAACGTCTTGCCTGTTGCGGGGTCACCGGCGAAGATGACCGCTTTGTTGTTGGGAATGCCACCGTAGAGACTGCCCGATATCGCGGCGTTCAGAATGTAACTGCCCGTATCGATGTGGCCGGTGAACTCGGATGAGGATAACCCATCGCTAGCGACTGTTGTATCTGGGTCACCCAAGTCATGAATGAAGGTCTTAAAAAAACTTTTGGACATAGATATATTATACCATAGGAAGAGGGGACAAGCAATTAGTTCTTTGCGACGTGTCGGGTGCGACGTTTGCCGGACTTCGGGCGCTCGATGTCAAAGACCGTATCATCGAGATTACGATTCGCCAGCGTGTCCGTATCGGTGTCGGTAGGGAGAATCGGTTCGTCGGTCGTTTCGCATGCGTGTGCCGTGCCACTCTTGTAGGCATGTTGCACGGGCACACCAATACGCATACCCGACCCGATATCCTCGGCCGTAATGCTCACAACAGGACTTTCATGGTCCTTCGACACGCGTGGTGGTTCGACCTCTTCAGCGGGGAGTGTCTCGTCAACATCGGGCATATAGGGTATCGTGCGCCCCTCACCATCACCGCCATCATCCTCGCCACCCCAGCCATCGCCCGTTGTTTCTGCCTGGACTTTCGCGGTGGTTGTCTGGGCCGCTAGTAGCAGTGCTATGGCCATCGGGTCGAACACAATCAGTATCAGCAAAATGAAGGCCGTCGCGACGGTGTCCATCGTGGACAAGTCTTCATTTCCATAATAGGCTTTCGCCACGAACAGCAATGGACCCACATCGACACGCTGTATCTGCGTTTCTTGTTCGACTTCGGCGAAGGCACGTTCTGCGGCCGAGAGAGCGGCGGACGCCGACTGAACGCTCAACTGAAGCTCCGCTTGGAGTGCTTGCTGGGACCGAAGCACCTCGACCGCACCATTGGCGCCTGTCAGTCGCGTGTATGCCGTGAGTTCTTCTATGACGGCGTTTGCCGTATCGCCTTCCTCAAACGCCGTCATTGTCGCCACGGACCGATCATACTGCTCCCGCGCCAGCACCGCGTCCCGCTCGACAGCAGCATTACTGCTCGCCAGCAGCGTCAACGGCGCTTGTTGTTCCAGATACGCACGGGACAGGTATCCAAAGATGCCGATGTCCGTGATGAGCATCAGCAGCAGCACACCGACGGTCAGATAACCGATGAGTATTTTCGGTGCCTGTCGCCAGTTTCGAAATACGAATGAGGCCCCGATGAGCTTGGCACATTCTAACGTTGTGCCCATCACCACGATGGGCCAGAACACGCTCGCAAAAATATACGCAAGTCCCGTGATGCTGTAAAAGGCCGCAACACTCGCGAGCATCAAGCCCACAGCGAAGAGAAGAAAGCGCATCAACGAAAAATTATTGAACAAATCTAAACCTCTGAAGTTAGAATAACGTATCCTGTTTTTCTACGTTCCAGCCCGCCGCGGAAAGTATCGCGTCGATAGGCTCAAGGAACGATTTTTGCCACTGTTTTTCATAATCGAGCATGGCCTCTACGTCCCATGATTCGGGGCAGCCGTCGGGCGCCGCTAACACGTGCGTCTGAAAACGATTTGGTTCTCGTAGATATGCAAAGCGTATCTTCTGACCGTTTCGTATATTTTCGTATTTCGCCATTCCGGTAATCTGCTCGTTATAGACCAGGGCGCCCCTTACCTGAATCGGGCAGCCCTTCCGGTCCTCCCCATACTTCTCCATCCCATTTACGGAACGTGGGAAAGCGATGTCTTCAAATTTTGCGCGGCCGAACACGTCTCGCTGCGCCTTGATGTAGGCCCAGACATCTTCTTGCGTCTTGTTCATAAACAATTTCAGCACGTCGATAATCATCTCCCGACACACGGCGGGTGTGCTGGATTTTACGGCCTCTATACCCATGATTTTGAGTTTCGGCTCGGCGTAGACGACGCCCTCATTGTCGCATACATTCAATATATACCGCTTCTTGGCAGTCCAGACACCTTTGTTCGCAATAACTTCGCGTGTCATGGAAAGGCAGGGCACAGCGACATGTAGATACTCCGCAATCGACGCGAACGATTTCACCAACACCGGCTCGATGCGTTTCGCACAGAACTGGTCGAGCATCGCCACACAGTTGCTCATGGACGCCGCCGGCCGATGCTCCTTATATTTATCCACAACGCGCTCCAGACGCACGTAAATGGAATCGGTATCTGACGCGACTACATAATCCTCATCAGTTTTGAACATCTTATTGAGATACGCATTGACGGCATTCGCCACATCACGAATCACAAACTGCCCTGTGAGCGTCACTGCCTCGGCCATATCCACATCATAATAGCGGAAGTAGTTCGACCCAATCGCACCATACGCGCTATTCAGATTGACCTTCCGCACCAACTGTTGATTGTGATACGCCGCAATCTGTCGCGTCAGCACCGCATACTGCGGGTCGTCCGGCGCGAGTAACTCCCGCTGCTTCTTCGTCTTTGTCGCCAGATTCTTGAAACGAATACGTTCCGCATACAAGGCCTTGAGCATGGCAGGAAGAAAACCTTCTTTGTCACGTTGCGTCAGCACACCATTGGCCGCCAACGCATACCCCTCGGGCGCTTGATCGCCATCCCACAAATGCTCCGCGACATCGGCACGGTCCAGTAACGTATCGACGGACAGCGTCATGATACGACGGTCGACTAACGTTTCCGGCGAGAGATTCCATTGTCGAATGATGTGTGGATACATTGACGCCACATCGAACGAACAGACCCAATCGTGCTTCCCGACCTGTGGAGGTTTCACATACGCACCGACGTACTGCGTATCCTTGGACTCGGACTTCTTCGGAGGAATCTGCTGATGCTGTGCGCGGAGATGATGATAAATCATCGTGTCCCAAAGACGCACCTGCCGGAAGGTGTCCGTATAGTTCGTCTTGGCGCTATACGCCAACGCGCAAACCAATTCGATGAGTTTCATCTTGTCATCGAGCGATTCAACCAACTGGACATCTTGCACATTGTAATCCATAAACGCGGCGTAGTTCTCGACGTAGAGCGCGGACAACGACCGATACTCTGCGTAGGAGAGTTTGCGTTGCCCGAGTTCTACGTGTGCGATATGGTCGAGACGATAACTCTCCTGCTGCGTGAAGGTGAACTTCCGATAGAGTTCTAGGTAGTCGAGCGTCGCGACGCCACGGATATCCACGGCGAGTTGTTCGCGCCCGTAGAACATCACCTTGCGTTCAGCCAGATAGTTATAGGGTGACAGCGAATGGGCAACTTTATCGCCGAGTATCTTTTTGATGCGGCCAACCATATATGGTATGTCGAACAACAGCACGTTCCATCCCGTGACGATATCAGGATAGTCGGCGCGCCAGTTATCAACAAACTGACGGAGCAGCGCCGCCTCGTCTTCGCATTGTATATACTCGACACCTTCGGCTGCCTCATACGGCTGCAACCCGTAGGTGACGGTGCCATGTTCTCCTCGATGACGCCACATCACGGTGATGGCCGTGACAGCATTGTATGGATTTTCGGGCGGCGCAAAACTCGTTTCCGATTCGACTTCGATATCGAAATTCCATATCAAAAGCCGATCCATCTCCGGCACGATGTCTTTCGCCCCATACACATCAGACAACAGCATATACTCACACTGAATATTGCCGTATGCTTCGCGATGTTCCTTTAGGAAAACGCGGCCGTCTCGGATGGAGTCCTGTTCGTATGGCAGCAACGGGCAGCCTTCGAGAGATGTCTCGCCCGTGTATTCGTTCGTGGGCAGATAATAGGTTGGACGATATGCGGTCTTGATGAAATGTGCGCGACCGTCAGATGACCGCGCTCGGACGAGAACGTTCTGCCCGAGAGTGGTAGTGTCTGTATATTGTAGGTCCGGCGTGAGGGTCTTACGGAGAACGGGTTTGACCCGTGGATGCGACATAATGTAATTATAGCACACTCAAGCGAAATGGCAAAGGAAAAAGGGGGCCCGATATGGGCCCCCCTTGTTGAGATATCCGCCGGCGTGTTACGACA